TGACGGTGCCCTTCGGGCCCGCCTTCACGCGACCACCGTGGGCGGCGGCTCGGCCGCGGTGTGAGTCGGAAACTTCGAGGGGCGCGGGGTCGTTGGCCGTTCGCTCATGGGGGAACCGCGCAGCTCGCGGGCCATGATGGCGGCGGCGCGGGCGCTGTTGCACGAGCGGCAGCGCACCACCAGCGGCCCGCTGCCGGGATGGCCGAGCCCGACCATGCCGGCGTGGTCGGCGGTCAGGTCGGCCGAGGGATGCGCCGGGCGGCCGGGCGGCTCGGAGTAGCCGGGGCACCAGTCGCCGTAGCGGGCCCGGTGCTCGGCCACGGCCAGGCGGCGGCGGCAGCGTTCGGCGGCGTCGGCGTGCAGGTCGGGGCGGGCCGCGGCCTTGCGGCGGTCGATGCTGGCCTGGCAGCGCGGGCAGCGGGTGCGCCAGCGGCCGAGCCGGCCGCAGCCGAGGCAGGGACGTTTCAGCGCCATCGGCGGGCCAGGGCGGCCAGCGGAAGCGCCGCCCGTGGCCCGCCGGCGGCCCGTACGCCCGCGACGGCGGCGCCCTGGTAGGCGGGCACCCTGACGACGGCGACGTGGTCAAGGGCGGCCCTGGTGCGCGTCACGCGCTTGCGGTCGGGCGACCAGCGGCTGCCGCCGGGGACCTCCATGAACCCGACCGACAGCCCGAGCGGGACCTTGTCGCGGGCCAGCTCGAGGACCTCGTCGCCGAGCGCGGTCTTGCTCACCCGCCAGGCGCCCCAGGCGGCGTCGGCGCGTTCCTCCAGCTCGACGGTGACGCCGATGGGTAGCTGCTGGGCGTCGGTGGGATGGCGGGCTGTGAGCGGCACGGCGGCCGGGTCGACGTCGGCGAGGGCGCCGCGCTGGAACGTCTCGACGACCAGCCGGCCGCGGTCGAGCACTTGGGCCTCGACGCCCCACGGCATGACCGGGCCGACCAGGATGCGCCCGTCGCCGCCGTCGCGGACGTGCAGGGTGGACTCGAACGTGCGGACGAGTACGTCGGTCATGCGACCACTCCTGTCGGTGGCGGCTCGTCGATGCCCGGGATGGGCGGGCGGTCTTCCAGCTCGCGGACCTCTGAGCGCAACAGCCAGCCGGCCTCGATGCCGAGACGGTGTGCCTCGTACCGCTCGCGCAGGGTCGCGCGGACGAACCCGCCAGCATTGAACTTCGCCCGCTGGGCGCGTGGCAGCAGCCCGGAGACGGCCCGCTCGACCCGGGTCAGCCACGGCCGCAAGGTGAACTGGAGGAACTCGGTCGCGCGCATCTCGGGCGACGAGTAGTCCTCGTGCCCGCCGGTCTCGCCGCCCATCATCACCGGCGGGACGCCGTAGAAGCGGCAGATGGTCGAGACGTTGAACCGCTGGGTCTCGATGAACTGCGCTTCCTCGGGCGCGACGCTGATGTTGCGGTACTTCGCCCCGCCGAGCACGGCCGGCTTGTGGCGGCCCTGGTGGCGTAGCATCCACCCTTCCATCAGCATCATGGCCTGCTCCTGGGTGAGCCGGTCGTCGGCCTCGATGACGCCGGCCGGGACGGCACCCTCCCCGAAGAACTGCGCGCCGAACCGCTCGGCGGCCAACCCGAGCCCGATGCTCTCTCGGGCGTAGGCGACCGGGGACATGCCGAGGATGGACCCGGCCACCGGGTAGGCCTTGACGTGCCACAGCTCGGCGCGGTCGACCTCCTGGCCGTCGACTCGGATGACCGGCGGGGCGTCGCGGGCCTCGGTGACGCTCACCCGGTCAGGGTCGAGCAGGTCGACCTGGGCGGGCAGCAGCCCGGCGCCGGTGCGGTCGGTGATGGCGCCCCAGGCGTTGCCGCGCAGCAGCAGGCAGGCCATGACGGCCCACAGCCAGTCGCTCAGCTCGGGATGGTCGGCGGACGGGCGTTGCAGCAGCGGCGGGGTGGGCAGCGGGTCGCGCTCGTCGCCGCGGAACACCTGCAACGGCAGGGTGGACACGCTGTCGGCCAGCAGCCGCACGCAGCCCCAGACCGTCGACAGCCGCATGGCCCGGTCGGGCGTGACCGTCTGCCCGGACCAGCTCTGCATGACCGGGACGGCGCCGACGTTGAACAGCGCCCGGTCGGAGGTGCGGCGCCACGGCCACTGCCAGGGCATCCGACCTACTCAGGTGGTGTTGACGAACGTCTTGACGGCGCCCGTGTCGACCAGCGCCCCGTCCAGCCGCAAGATGCAGCGGAAGCTCACCAGGTCGTTTTGGAAGGCGAACTCGTCGGAGCGCTCGAACCGCACGCCGTTGACCAGCCGCACGAAGTAGCGGCTCATGTCGCCGAAGGCGATCGACTCGGCGCTGTTGGCCATGGCGGGCATGAACGGGTCGACGAAGCTCGGGTAGCCGAGGATGCGACCGCGTTCGGTCAGGCCGGCGACCGGCTGGCCGGTACTGTCGCGCAGCTTGCGGACGATGATGTCGGAGGCGTTGCGCATCAGGAACGCCGCGGCGGGCGCCTGGGCGTACGGCTCGGCCACGCTGCCGACCAGGTTCCACAGCGCGTCGGTGCCCTGGTTGGCGGTGCCCTGGGTGCCCAGGCTGGTGCCGGTGCCGGCCGGGCCGGTCACGCCGGTGCCGGCGTCCAGCAGCAGCCCGCGCGGCTGGGTGGTGCCGGTCCCGTTGATGATGTCGTCGCCGTACCCGGTTGCGCCGAGCCCCAGCGACAGCGCGGCCTGGCGGGCCAGGAAGTCGAGCAGGTTGGTGGGGGTGTCGTTGGCCAGCTCGTAGGACACCTGGAAGAAGTTGGCGTACTTGAACGCCTTGAGCGTGACCACGTCCAGGGTCGGGTCGCTCTCGGTGATGGAGGCGCCCTCGCCGATGATGGCCGAGGTGACGAACCCGGTGGACTTGGGGACGACCAGGTCCTCGCCGGTCGCCGTGGTGATGACGGTGGCGCCGGCCGCCATCAGGCTGGACGTCTCGACCAGGTGCTGGACGATGCGGCTGTAGACGTCGGTGCCCATGGCCTGGGTGGCGGTCGACTTGAGGGTGTCGCGGGTGTGGACCTGGACGCGACCGACGCGGCCCAGCGGCTCGGGCAGGTCGTCGGGCCACTCGTCGGGCAGGTCGGAGTAGACCTCGATGGGCGCCGGGTTCTTGGCGAAGATGGCCGACCGGAACGCCCGGGCGGTGTCCAGCGCGGCGCGGGACAGCACCGGGCCGCGGCTGGCGCGGGCGGCGGCGCGGGCCTCGGCGAGCTGCCGCTCGTGCTCGGCCTCGATGGCGTCGTCGGCCTCGCGCTGGGCGAGGACCTGCGCCTGGTAGGCGCCCAGCTCGTCGCTGGTCAGGTCGCGGGACTCGCCGGCGGCGCGTTCCAGCACCTGGTCGGCGGCTTCTCGGGCGGCGGTGCGCTTGGTGCGCAGCTCGTCGAGTAGGGACACGGGGCGGCCTCCAACCGTCAAGGGTGCCGCCCTCGGCGCCTAGCATACGCCCGATGCCGTGGGAGCATGGTCCCCGGCCCGCGAGGGCGGCACCAGGCGGGCCGGGGCCATGCCGCTGCGCGGGCTACTCTCCCCGCTGGTGCGGGTCGTGCGGGCCGCCAGGGTGCGTGCCCTCCTCGTGTTGCCGGAGGGTGTTCCTCAGCTCGTACTCGACGTCGGCCCATTCCAGGCCAAGCAGTTGCCAATCGGCGGTGCAGAGCGTGGCCCACCCATCGGCGGCGAGCACGTCGACGCGGTACCTGAGCGAGTTAGGGATGGGCTGGCCGTCTTGGTCCACGTCGAAGTGGCTGATGATGTCGAACTTGCCGGCGTCGAGTAGCTGGGCGATGCCTAGGGCGGTCCGGCGGTCCTTCTGGGCGAGGATGCTCTGGTCGATGTACTCGCGCAGCTTCCGGTAGTGGATGGGAGGTTCGGTCATCTTTCCTCCTGGTTGTCGAACTGGCATTGCAGGTGCCGGAGGGTCTGCCACTCGCGGGTCGCCGCGGTGATGCGGGCGCGGCCCTCGACGACGACCCAGCGCCCGTCGCACTGGACGCCGGCGAAGTAGCTGTTGCCGAGCACCTGGACGCGGCCCTGGTCGTAGGCGGCGGCGAGCAGATCCTTGGCCTCCTCCTCGCTGATCGCCAGCTCGGCGGCGAGCGCCTGGCACGCCCACGTGCCCAGCACGACCACCTCATCGGACGGCAGCAGGTCGCGCTGGTCGTTCATCGGGAAGCGCCGACCCGGGATGCCGACCACTCGCCGCACGGCTCGGAGCAGTAGATGCCCGTGGTGCAACGCTCGGACTCGCCATCGGCCAGGGTCTCGACGTGGGCCCAGTACAGCACGACCCGGTTGAGCGGGAACAGGTTGCCGCAGTAGTCGCAACGGGCGACGCGCATGGCTACCTCCTGATTCGGGTGACCAGCCGGGGCCGGCCGCCGGTCTGCTCGGACTCGGTGATGACGAACCCGCGGTGCTCCAGCTCGGCGCGGGCCAGGCCAAGCCGAGATGCGCTCACGTGACGGGAGAACACGGCGCGCTGCTGCTCGCCGTCCAGCCCGTCGGGGCCGGCGGCGGCGACCGCGGCGAGAAGCTGGTCGGCGACGGGGTCGCCCAGGGCGCTGCCGAACACGTAGTGGGCGCTGGCCTCGCAGTACTCCCACACGGCCAGCGCCGCGCGGATGTGCTCGGGTCCGATGACGGGTGAGCCGTCCAGCAGCGCATAGCACACCGACAGGCGAAGGGTCTGCGCCTCCGGGCGGGCGGTGAGCGCCCCGGCCAGTCCTGTCTCGCCGTCGCCGAACCCGTCGTAGGTCTTGTGCCACAGCTCCCGGGCCTCCTCCGAGCGGCGCAGGATGCCGACCTGCTGGGCCTTGCCGAGCGCCGCCTTCACCTTGCCGGTCAGGTCGTCCAGGGCGGCCGGGTCGAGCTGCCCGCCCTCGGGGAGCTTGCGGGAACGGCGGACCAGCGCGAACAGGAACCTGTTGGCGAACCCGTTGGCGATCTCGGTATCGCCCAGGCGACGGAGCAGCTCCTCGGCGGTGATGTGGCCGACGATGGAGATGTGGGCGCCGCTGGCGCACAGCGGGTCCTTGCGGGTCATGGTGCGCAGGTCGCCGGTGTCCCATGCCTGCCGGAGTACCGCCGACAGGGTGTTGCCCTCGCGGGCGGCGACCGCCAGGACCCGCGCGAACTCGCTCTCGACGACCAGCAGCCGCTTGTCGGCCAGCGGGTCGCCGTCATCGACGGCGGCGATGAGCCCTTCGCCGGAAGCGAGCCCGCCCATGACGCGGGTCGCGTACCACTCCGGGGCGGCGTAGCGCATCAGCCGGTTGACTTCACCTTGGGCGGTGCCCTTGCGGGCTCGGGCCGTCTCGCCGACCAGCAGCACGTTGAGGCGGGCGGGATGAGCGGTGGCACCGACCAGCGCCCGCGGCCCTAGGCCCTGCGCGGGGTTGGCCGCGTTGCCGAACGCGACCAGGAACGACAACAGCAGCGCCACCGGGTCGGCCTCGGTGTGCGGGCCGAGCGTGGCGACGACCTTCCCGGCGAGGCCGTGGTGGGCGGCGGGGCCGAGCGTCGGCCACTCGCGCTCTTGCTCTTGCGCGGAAAGCGCGGGAAGCGCGAAAAGGTCTCTCGAATCCGACGACGCGGCCACGTGCGAGGGGGTTTCCGCGCTATCCGCGCTTTCCGCGCAGCTCGCACACTGCCAGTAGAAGCTGCCATCGGCCCGCCGCGTCGGGACGCTGATCGTGGTCCCGCAGTCCTTGCATGGTCCCTGGTCGGCGACCTCGGCCATGCTGAACGGCCGGCCGGTCATGCCGCCCACCGGCCCCGCACGTAGTAGTGGCCGATCGGCACGGCCAGCAGCGGCGGGCCGGCGTAGTAGCGGGCCAGCGGCATCAGCCGCTCGGCCTCCCGGCAGATCCGCCAATGGCGGTCCTGGGCCCGGAGGCGGCCCTGGGCCCGGAGGCGGCCCTGGGCTGGTGACCGAATGCCGTACGGGTCGGGTAGGATGGCGGGGCCGTTGGTCGCGGTGGTTGTTGGTGCGGGGCCGGCCTCTCGGGGCCGGCTTCGCTCGTTACTGGGCACTCGCGGCGGGCTCCTGCTCCTGCGCCTTCAGCCACGCCTCGACGTCGCGGGGTCGGTAGCGGACGGTGGCGCCGACCTTCAGGTAGCGCGGGCCTTCGCCGAGGTAGCGCCACTGGCGCAAGGTCCGGGCCGGCCGGCCGAGCACCTCGGCGACCTCCTCCGTGCTGAGCAGTCGTTCCACGCGCGTCTCTCCTCCGCCTGCGGTGAGTCTGCCATGACGGGACTGTACCACACGTGAGAC